CGAAGTAGACACCACTACAAATAATTTATCAAATTTGCTTATTCAGCTTGATACTATTATGAAATTTGTTATCATACGACATTTTGCTAAACCTATACCAACTTCCTATTTGAATAACGGCGCTACAATTGGAACCAAACCTAGATTGGTAGATAATACTAGTATATATTATACAGAGATGACAGACCAGTTACATAGTTTCTTTCTAAATAATCAGAAAGGAATGAAAGGTATCGGAAACGGTACCGTAAATGATATGTGTGCAAATTTTTCTAGAACTACAATATCCACTTATGTTCCTATAAAACAGTGGTGTGGATGTTTTGCTCCCGAAAGTTCATTCACAACAAATGCAAAGAAAATTTATCCCGGATCTGCTACTTATACTGTTGGGTGCGATCCTCTGTGTATATATTTTGATGCTATAAAAGCGGTAGATGGATCAGACTCTTCTTCTCCGGGAAGAAATGCTAGTTGCGATGCCACATTATGTATAATGTCTAAATTTGATCTTCAGACAGCCGACTCTAGCGGTTCTATAAACTTAAGTCAAAATTGCCCGTGTTCTACCGGAAAAACTTCTGGTCCTTGTATTTGTGTAATAGACAGTTCTATAGAATCACTTTTAAATAAGATGAAAGCCCCAGACGGAGGTTCAATGGCAGACCCTATCACATTCAGTCAATATTGTCCCGGTGCTGAATGTTTCGTATCGGATGATAATGGAAATCTTACCCAGACAGCGTGCCAGAGTGATAATCCAGACGCGTCTAATAATATAAATGGAAAAACTAAAAATCAGGGAACTGTTATTGCTCCAAATATTTGGTTTCTATTCTTGTCTATTTTACTTGTAGGTATAACATTGATACAATGTGCCAGATATATAGGTCACGAACCAACATATAAAATTAAAGGGGTACTCAAACCGAAAATGAAAATATCCAAAAATACTAAAAGTTCAAATTTAGGATTCTTACAAAAGTAATTTATTAACGATAGTTAATAAATTAGTCAACTTCCTCTATTACTGATGAAGGCTCTGTATCGCCTTCAGCGTTACTTTCAGTTGGAGGGGGGATAGATTTTATCTTCTCTTCCAAAGCACAAAGTTCTTCATAACTCATAGTTTCAAGATTTACCTTATCTTTAACTTCTTCTGGTATCCTATCACCAAGAGAAAATATCATACTCTCTACTTCGTTTCTCTTATCCACGAGTTGTTTTGCTTTCTCGTCATCTTCTCTAAATTCCTCTGCTTCCTCTAACATCTTCTCAATTTCTTCTTTACTCAATTTTCCACTCTCGTTCTTGATTTCGATTTTTTCTCTTTTTCCAGAACTCTTTTCGACAGCCGATACATTCAAAATGCCATCACTGTTAATATCAAAAGTAACCTCAATTTGTGGCTGCCCTCGTGGTTTAGGAGGAAGACCGGACAACTGGAATCTACCAAGAGAATTATTATCCTTTGTGAATTTTCTTTCTCCCTCGTAGACTTGGATATCTACTGCTGGTTGATTATCAACATATGTACTAAATGTTTGACTTTTAGATGTAGGAATGGTACAATTTCTATCTATAATGTTTGTCATAACACCACCAGCGGTTTCCAAACCTAAACTCAAAGGAGTCACATCCATCAATAGCATTTCATTAGTTGCTTTGTCGTCTATGCCTGAAAGAATAGCTGCCTGGACTGCTGCTCCATAAGCCACGGCTTCATCTGGATTGATAGACTTATTGAGTTCCTTACCGTTAAAGAAGTCGCTTAACATCTTTTGAATTTTAGGGATACGAGTAGAACCTCCTACTAAGATTACTTCGTCGATTTTTCCTTTATCTAATTTAGAATCGCGTAATACTTTCTCCACGGGTTCAAGAGCGTCTCTGAAAAGACGATCACATAACATTTCAAATTTTGCCCGTGTAATGGAAGTATAGAAATCCATGCCTTCATAGAGAGAATCTACTTCTATACTAGCATTTGCGCTGTTACTTAAAGTCCTTTTTGCTCTTTCACAAGCAGTTTTTAGTCTACGAATTGCTCTCTTGTTCTTGCTGATGTCCTTTTTGTTTTTTCTCTTAAACTCACCCATAAAATGTTCCATCAGAGTATTATCAAAATCTTCTCCTCCAAGATGACTGTTCCCGGCAGTAGCCCTTACTTCGAACACACCGTCGTCAATATTCAAAACAGATACATCATGTGTTCCGCCACCGCAATCAAAAATTAAGATATTAGTATCTTCCTTCTTATTATCAATACCGTAAGCCAACGAAGCAGCAGTAGGTTCGTTAATGATTCTTAATACATTCAACCCAGCGATAGATCCCGCATCCTTTGTTGCCTGACGTTGAGCGTCGTTAAAATATGCCGGAACTGTCACAACAGCGTCTGTGACTTTCTCGCCAAGATAGGCTTCTGCGGTCTCTTTCATTTTAGTAAGAACCATAGAAGAGATTTGTTCAGGACTAAATATTTTGTTCTCCCCTTTGTATGTAGCAAGTATATCACATTTACCTCCTTTTCCTGCTTTAACATCATAAGTGAGATGTTTTAAATCACTTTGGACTGAAGGGTCGGAAAAATTTCTACCGATAAGACGCTTAGAATCAAAAATAGTATTAGCAGGGTTCATGGAACTTTGATTTTTAGCAGGTTCTCCTATAAGTCTCTCATCTTCTGTGAAAGCAACCCATGAAGGGGTTGTTCTATTCCCTTGGTCGTTTGCGATAATCTCAACTTTCCCGTTTTGAAAGACACCCACAGCACTGTAAGTTGTTCCTAGATCAATTCCTATGGCAGGCATTTTTAGTAAAATTTCTTTAAGAAATTTTAATTATACTATTACGCTATTTATCTTGTCTTTTCCTTTACAAATAGCCATCGCTACTCTATGTCTACCATCCATTATCTCAAAATACGGTGTTGTTCTATATCGTGTTAGCGAAACCGGAGGTAATGCGGTTTGACTTTCATATGATTCTGATATCTTGCCAATTTTGTGTTTCTGTAAAGGAGTAGTAAAACCAGGTAAAGATTTTGGTTCTAATTTTTTTACCTTATCAGAACAATTTTGTTTTAACCAGACGATTGTTGATTTATCTAATATAATATTTTTTAATAATGATTCTTGATCTAGAGGTTCGAGTATATCTATGTTTTCCATTTTAATATATATATAATTTTAAATTATAGTAAACAAGATGGTATTTCTTCTTCAACCCCCATCACCACTAACGATTCCCTGAAATGCTTCAAATCAAAGTTTTCTTCAAGTTTAGATTCATAATATTTCCTTTCATCAATACACATTTCAAAAGAGCGATGCATACACCAACCAAAATCTATAAAAGAAACTTGGTTCTCCTTGACGACAATATTATGGACATGAAGGTCCATATGTAAAACACCGAGTTTTCTCATTTCATCTATAAGTGTTCTAACAATGATGTAAAATCTGCTCTTCATTTCTTCATCTGCATTGTTTTCTTTGAAAAACTTATCCAATGTTAGTCCTCCGTCTCTTTGAACTAACCATACAATTTTCCTTCCAACCTTTCTACTTGAATTTATAGTGTCTGAAAGTCTTTCTTTATCTACTTTTATATTTAATGATTGGTCCTTAATTTTAGTTACTATATCTTCAACAAGAAACCAAGGTTTTCCAACAAGAACATGTGATATAGAAATTTCTCTATTTGGATTTACTCCGGCCAAAAAAGGAAGATCTTCTTCCTTCTCTCCAATGAGTTTCCAGTTTCTTGGAGGAGGTATAGGGAGAAGCCAAGAATTCGCAGTAGTGTTCTCTTCTTGTAAAGATAGATTGATTGGCTTCACTATGTAAGATTCTTCATTTTTCCATCTGAATTTCATAATATCTCCTCCGGTTCCAGATGAGAACAGTTCACTCTCATCAACAACTCTCTTAACTATTCCCTTAAATATGTCACTCGTGGAAACACTACTTGTTCTTGGAAAATAGTAAATTGGTGTATCTTTGAAATTTTCATATTCGTCGGTTTTGAAGTATTCGTCTGAGATGAACAGAACATCAAATTTCATCTTCTCGTAATCTATCTGCTTTGTTGAGCCCTCGAAAATGACTACATGATCAACCCATTTTGAATTCTCGAGTATCGCCTTACGATGCTCATATGATAGTATAGGTTTTCTCTTTTGTCTTATACCAAGGTTATCTGATACAAGACCTACTATCAGTTTATCACAAAAAGACTTACACTTCTTCAATAGCTCAAAATGTCCATAATGGGGTAAATCAAAAGTTCCGGTGGTATAACCAACCTTATACATTTTAAATTATAGTTCTTTATTAAACTATAATTCTTTATTTATTACATTTCAAATTTTGCAAATTGTTCAACTATTCTGTATACCTGTGCGTTAGCTGATTCGGGAAAATGTTCATCCATCCACCAATCAAATTCCCATTGTCTTGCTCTGAAAAATGTTTTTGGGACACCATCGGTCCAGTCAATCATTATCAATCTTGTATAATTGTAGGGTGTAGAAATCAATTCTCCGTCTTCGCGACAAATGAAATGTCTTTCAGGATGTGGTTGTCTATATACTTCTTTTCCTGTCCATAAACCCTTTTCTGAAAGATCTATTTCAAACTCTTGATCATTGTAGCCATCTGTTATTGTAAAACACGCTGTTCCTCCAGACTTAAAATAAACAGAGTACTGAGTACAAAGACCTTTAGTGTATTCATTCATGATTGAAGTTTTGATAAATATTTTTATTTAAAAATTCAATTCTATTCTATATAACCAATCCATTCTTCTATGGTTTCCTTAGGGTACCCTCTTTCTTCCATCGCTAATCGGACATTTGACTTATGCTTATCTATATCATACTCATCTAACTTCTCCTTTTCAATAATAATAATATTACCGATTTGATCGTTCTCTGCCATCGTAATTGCCACTCTGTCGTCATAACCATTGAGACAATTGATTAGTCGTGACATCTTCCCAGTAAAACACTTACAATCAGCATCAGCCATCTCCGTATTCATAATACCTAGGATTTCATTTCCGTCTTTGTGG